GGTCAATCCATGATGCAGACACATCCCTCAATAGTATAATATTCGTTCAAGACAAATGAGAAAGATCAAGATAAAAATTCACCTGGAGGAGGGATGTTCAATCCATCCCTCTCTCCCAACCTATCAGTCCAAAGATGCTGCAGGTTGTGACCTCTGCTATTGCGGAGAGACTCCCATCACCATCTACACCCTTGACCGGGCATTCATCCACACAGGAGTCCACATTGCTCTCCCGGAGGGATATGAGGCACAGGTCAGAGGCAGATCCGGACTCAACAAGAATCATGGCATTGTAGTCCCCACCGGGACAATTGATGCAGACTACAGGGGTGACATCGGAGTGGTGGTGTACAATCTCTCAAGAGAGCCATTCACCATCCATACCGGTGACCGGATTGCACAACTTGTGATCTGCCCTGTCATCCAGGCGGATTGGCAGCAGGTTGACAACCTGGACAAGACTGACCGGGGAGAGGGCGGATTTGGATCTACAGGGAAATGAGATAGAGGAAAAGGTCATGATAGGCAACTAACAAAGAGATAACAAAGAAAAAATAACTTACTTTTTCAAATTAAACATTATGATCAAATCACAGAATCACCAGGTCATCAGACCTGTAGGAAAACCCCTCACCGAGGAGGAAAAAAAGAGGATGGTCATCAAGGAACTGATGGACAAGAGGGAGAGGTTTGCTCTCAACATCCTGCATGGTCTCTGCACCAACATGGGAGTGGATGCAACCAATGCACATGCAAAGGCAATGGTTGACCTTTCAGTTGAGATGGCAGATGCCCTCCTGGAGAAACTCTATCCCCTCAATGAGGAAAAGGCAGAATAACGCACCATTAAACATTCAACATTATGGAAATTGTCAAAATCATCGGCATCATTGCCCTCATCATTTTCCTGGTTGCCTACATCGGCACAAAGGTCATCAGTTGGTTTGTCCTCTCCGGAGAGGTAGTGAACAAGGTTGAGGAGATCCTGGAATATGTCTCCTCCGGATCTCTCACCATCGGAGCAGTCTGTGGCATCATCCATCTCTTTGCATGATCCACATAGGCATTGATCCAGGGACACACACCGGATTGGCGGTTTGGGACTCCGGGCAGGAGAGATTCCTCCTCCTGGAGACCCTCCCCATCCACAAAGCATTGGATCTTGTCTGCAAGTGGCAACAGGACTGCAAGGACAGGGATGTGGCAATGGATGTCACCTTTGAGGATGCCAGGCAGAGGACATGGTTTGGAAAAGGCAATGTCTCTGCCAAGATGCAGGGTGCAGGATCTGTCAAGAGGGACTGCAGTATATGGGAGGATTTCCTCCGGGACAAGGGCATCCCATTTTGGGCAAAGCCTCCCGGAAAGGGAATGACCAAGGTGACACCGGACTATTTCAAGATGATCTCCCACTACCAGGGGAGGACATCGGAACATGCCAGGGATGCAGCCATGTTGGTGATTGGTAGGTAACACATACCGGGGTAGTGATATTTTGTATTGTGACAAGTAAGGCACACATCATTGAGACCCTTGCACAGGAAAAGAGGGTTGAGGCATTGGTTGAGAACATTGCCCACCACTCATTGACTGCAGACCTCAAGGACTTGTGTCAAATGGTGTACATGATCCTGTTGGAATATGATGAGGTGAAACTCCAGGATCTGTGGGAGAATGATCAGATGAATTTCTTTCTTGCCAGGATCATCCTCAATCAGTACAGGTCATCCAACTCACCATTCCACACCATATTCAGAAAGTTCCAGGAAAGGAGTGTTTATATGGGTGTGGGTGCAGACATCAATGATGCTGCCCTGGAAAAGATAAATAAGAACTATGTTCCAAGGAGAGACAAATGAGATAGTCAAGGAATTCCGGCAGATCAAGCAGGAATATGCCTGGAATCCGGACATCATGTGTCCGGATGATCCAAGGGTTGCAAGGCTCAAGGAGATCATTGACACCAAACTCTCCCAGGTGGACAAGACCATCATCCTCCTGTATTGTGATTGTCAGTCATTGAGGAAACTTGGCAAGATGATGCATTTGAGCCACATGACAATCCGCAGGGAGGTGAACAGAATCAAGAAGATAATATTGGAGGAATACAATCATGCAGATTTACATTGACCTGCTCCTGGTGGCACTCATCACCATCTATGTGGTGGACATCTCCGGATTCACAGAGTCCTGGAGGAGTTTAGTTGCAACTAAACTGCACATCTCCCATCTCAAACCACTCCCACCCTTTGACTGCAGTCTCTGCATGACCTGGTGGGTCTGCCTCATCTATGCCCTTTGTGTGGGGCAGATCTCCCTGGGGACAATCGCATTCTCTGCACTCCTGTCCCACCTCTCAAATCCAATCAGTTGTGCATTGATATTTATAAGAGAGTGGATCACCTGGATCTTTGACAAGTTGATGCCATGAGAGAGGAACTGAAACTGATGTGTGAGGGTCTCTCCCTCCAGGACAAGGTGGAGTTGAGGGAATATCTCTCTGACATGATCAACTCATCCAGGAGTGTGAGCCAATCCCCTTTGAGGTGTTCAATCCTCATGGGAGAGATGGCAAAAGTGATGGGCAAGGAGACCATTGGATACTTGAGCCGGGAGGCGGATGAGGTGTGGGCAAGGACAATGGTTGCCTTTCAGATGTGCAAGGAGGGATACTCAACCACAGAGGTGGGCAGACAGATGATGAAAGACCATTCCACAATCATCCACCTCCGGGAAAAAATGCAGGATGTCTTTGAACTCCCACAGGTGTATGGGGACATCCTTGAGATATGGAACAGATTTCAAAAACAGATACAAGATGACATTCACAAAGGAACAACTGAAAACCCTGTCAGCCTGGGAGGAACATTTCCGGACTGCGGTCAATTCAAGATGGTCAAGGAATCCGGGCAGGTCTGCCCTCCGGGTGATCTGGGAAACCTACACCAAGGTGACCGGGGACAGGCGGAGATTCAATGACAACTGCTCCAACTGCATCCTGTCTTTGCTCCAGGACTGCGGAAAAGTCTATTTCCAAGACCTTGAGGAACTCAAGATGAGGAAATCTACCACCAAGGAGGTGAAAGTCTCCCAGGAGGCAAAAGAGGTGGTAAAGAAAGCAAAAGTCAAGACTGCCAAGAAAAGCAAGTGATGCAATACGATCTGACATCAGACTTTCAGAGAAAGGCATTTCTCTCCAGGGTGGATCTCCTCCTGGAGAAAGGTGCAGTTGTGGAGGTGACTGAAAAGACATTCAGATCCAAGAATCAGAACAACTATCTGCACCTGCTCATTGGGGTGGTGGCAATGGAGACCGGGAACACCCTGGAATACTGCAAGGAGTGGTATTTCAAGAGGCTCTGCAACAAGGATCTGTTTGTCACCACCAGGACTGACAAGTTTGCCGGGCAGGTGGAGGTCATCAGATCCTCTGCGGATCTCACCCAGGCGGAGATGTCAATGGCAATTGACAGATTCCAAAGGTGGGGAGCAGAGAATGGAATCTACATGCCCCAACCAGGTGATGAATCCCTCCTCCGGGAGATCGCCATTGAGATGGGCAGAAACAAGGCATATTTGGGAGGATAGAATCATGGCAAATGAACAGAATCTGAAACCATGCAAGCCGGGGGAGACTCACAACCCCAATGGCAGACCAAAGAAGATGGTCAATGCAATCAAGGCTCTCCCCAGGGACATGCAGGAAAAGGTCTATGGTGTCCTTGCCTTTGCTCTCACCCTGCCGGATGAGGCAACCGCAAAGACATACCTGCATCAGCAGTCCGGGGAATTGGGCAAGTATGGGTTTGTCCTGCAGATTGCAATCAAGCAACTCACCAAAGAGGGGTGGGGGTTTGGTGCAATGATGGACATCATGGACAGGCTCTATGGGAAACCAAGGATCTCCGCAGAGGTGGCACACACAGGTGGCATCTCTCTGAACATCACAACCGATCCGGAGACCAAGGAACTCATTGAGGGAGGACTTGACTGATGAAATTCACAAAGGTAGGCAGGAAAACCATTGCAGCCTGGAAAGCACATCCCAGGTACATCTCATCTTGTGGTGGCACAAGATCCGGCAAGACATATTCCATCCTGCAGACCTTTATCCTTGCCCTGGTTGAGGAGGTCAACAAGGGGAAACCTGCAACCATCAACTCTGTGGTGTCGGAGTCCATGCCACACCTGCAAAGGGGAGCAATCCGGGATTTCAAGCAGATCATGGAGGTGGAGGGTCTGTGGGAGGATGCCAGGTGGAATGAGACACAACACACCTACACCTGGAGCAATGGCAGCATCCTGGAATTCTTTTCTGTGGACAATGCCGGAAAGGTACATGGATCTGCCAGGGACAGGTTGTTCATCAATGAGTCCCAAAACATCCCCTATGACATTGCAAGGCAACTCTTTGTGCGTACCAGGGGACTCATCATATGTGACTACAACCCTACCCACTCCTTTTGGCTCAATGAGATTGTTGAGGCAAGACCCAACTGCATCACCCTGCATTCCACCTACAAGGACAATGAATACCTCACACCGGAACAGATCCAGGAGATTGAGGATGCAGGAAAGAATGACCCCAATTGGGCAAAGGTGTACATAGAGGGCAAGATCGGAACATTGGATGGTCTGATCTATGACTTTGAACTCTGCGACTCCCTCCCGGTCAAGGAGGAGATGGATCACCTGGTTGAGATCCAGGGAATGGACTTTGGTTTCACCAATGATCCAACTGCCAGGGTGCAGGTGATTGCAGATCCAAGAAAGAAGATCCTGTGGGTGAGGCAGAGGACATACAAGACCCACATGCAGAACAGGCACATCATCCAGGATCTCCAGGAGGATGGAGTGGGCAACCGGGTGGAGATCTATGCGGATTGTGCAGAGCCAAAATCCATTGCGGACATCAAGGATGCAGGATTCAATGTCATCCC